CTATAATCACCGCCAGATTCAGTTACAATGGTATCTACTATAGTAGATATTTGGTCTTTTACGGTGTTTATTTCATCACCCATACTTCCTGTATAGTCAACCAGGAATACAACATCCATACCTGTGTTACACGGAGCAACAGAGCCTCCTTCACAGGACATTCTTACTGTTGCTGTATTTGGATATGTTTTACTTTTAGCAAATGACTCGCTACCCGTTCCGCTAACTATAGAGTTGATAACGGTAGAGCCATCCCATTCCACAGTCATAACGGCTTGTTGGTCTGCATCTATTTCATAATCAATATCTACAGTTCCTATAACAGGCTCAAACGTAACCTCATATACATCGCTTGTAACAAGGTCTGTTCTTGACAATGAAGAGTCACACTCAACATCATACACGGGCTCAACAACGGATGCCTCTGAATTGTAGCTAAGAACATACTCATCCATGTAGGGGTCGTAAGCGCCAAGCTTTAATGTACTAAATTCATCTATGAATGTATCTCTAAAGAAAGAACGCATACCAAGTTCTGATATTGATATAAGGCTATCATTTTTATAACTTCCACCTTTCAGCATTAGGACCTCACCTCTTTTTGCGTCTGTAAAGAAAACGTTGTTATCGTAATGAGCAAAGCTTGATGGGTCAAGTGATATACCATTTTCATCTGGACGAGCTATCTGAGTTCCAAGAACTTCGGGTACAGATGCGATACTTCCGCCTCCAACTGAATCTGATAATAGATTTTTACCCTGCAACACATAGGATATCTTATCCTCTTGAAGCGTCAATAAGTCTGTTTCTCTTGCGTGTAGTACGCCTATCTCCCCAAAAGATTGCTCAAGGTCTTTGTAATTGGCCAACGCCAAGTTAAACTGATTGAGCTTATTGAGGTTTGTTTCTGCATTGAATACACCTGAATAGGTAATTGACGCAAATCTATGGGCCTCCTTGTAGTCTTGCTCCGATACCGCTGATGTTTGCTGACCAATAAGTACTGTATCTCCAGCAAGCTTGTCCTCTACCTTAAAACTTTCAACACCGTTTCCAAAACAATACGAATCAAAAAAGCTTAATGTCGATATCGCTGGCTGAGAAGCTGTTTGATTTTGAGTTCCTCCTTGATGATAACCATTTGTTATATCATAAACCTCATTTGATAAATAATATATATCATTGTCTATGGCTAATGGCTTAGTTTCAAAAACATACAATCCAGACGACTTAACTATAGTTACAACTATATTTGCCACCGTAACTTGATAAGCATCTCCAGAAAAACAAAACGAATCTGGTGCAACTGCTCTCATAAACAATTCCCCGGTTGATGTGTCTTTAACAAAATCAATAGAAGCTTGACATGTTGATGGGTCGGCATTTAACGGCCTTGCTTCTTTAAGGTAGCGACAGGGGCTTGTTGAGGAATCAAATGTAACAAGAGAATCTGAATCTATAATTGTAAAACACCCTCCACCTGCGGCTTCATCGGAATATATAAAGTCTTCATTTATGTTTAAATTCTGACCCTGATACATCGCATGGAAATCATCCCAATCACGTTCTGCAATATATACTTTATCTAAACGAGCATTACATCCTGCTGCAGTAAGAAATTGAACCTCAACTCTAACCTGACTGCCCACGGGTATGCTAACCGGAGTGAATGGTAAAGAGGCACCGGACTCGCTTTCTTGAGAAAGAACAGCCCTGCTATACCCCCTATACCTACCTTGTCTTAATCTCATTGAGCAAAGCTTACTCATTTGATAACTGCCATTGTATAGCGTTGGAGAAGTAAAAGTAACTAACTCCTCATCTGAATCAACAGAAAAATTAGTAGCTTTAATCTTCATGTATATGCCAGCTGGTTGTATTATCGAAGCTCCGCTATCAATTGGATTTAAAAAATTAGTTTCTTGTGCTTTTATTTCAAGAACTGTGGTTTCTATAAGTCTATTTGTAGCACCTGCTGAATCTGATTTAACTATTAAAGTAGCCCCCTCTTCAACCTTTCTTGAGTTTTCTCCATCAAGTAAAAAATAAACAAAACCTTGCTTTTCAAAAACCAATAAACTGTATATGGTTTCATAACCACCATATGTTGGCTTAATAGCCATTCTATAATTAGTAGCCCAATATGGAGCAGGACTATTGATTGTTGTTTTTATTTTGTTTTGCTTAGTCATAAAAGACGAATCAACAAAAACACTATTATTTTCATCAGTAAACACTGTGCTTTGTCTTCCGTATTCATCATTATAAACAATTCCAACAGCGTAATCTCTATTACTGTGTAGTGTCTCAAACCCTCCAGGGCTTCTAAAAGACATACTTACATCGCTTACAGTAAAATATTCGTATATATCAGGGTCTGTAGCGTGTGTATATTTGGCTGCATTAATAACGAGACTTGAAACATTATTTCCATACATACCAAATGGGAAGCCCTCATCTACTCCATCAACTCCCGTTCCTTCTAATGAGTATCCGCTTGGCAGTGCGCTTACAGATAAAGAAGAATTAAACAAGTCAGTAAGAGTTCCACCGTCTTCAGCATCAGCTATTGGCCTTATAGTAGCGTCAGTACCTATCGCATTGGCAAAGTCACTTGAATAAACTAAATCAGATATGTTTTCGTAATCCTGTGATAACTCAAAAGAAATCCCAATAGTTATTGGGCTTTGAAAATCTGTTGGAGCTGTGCCTGTAGTTGTGTAGCTTTCATGAGAAAGAACTAAGTCTAATGTAACTATAGAGCCTTTTGAAAAAGACTTACCTTCAGTTGAAATAAAGTCTTCAAAATCAAATCTAACCCCGGAATCAACAGGGAAGTATAAAGGATTAGCAGGGTCTATGCTATATGCAGCATTAAATTTTTCATCATCAATTCCAAAATCAAAAACCTCACTCGAAACACGCTCTACATCATAGTCAACACTTAACGACTGGCCATTTTCTGTAATCTCCATGTTGTATCCATCAACATAGTTTCCATACATAAGTCTGTTACCCATAACTGTCTGAGCCTGAGCAAATCTCGGAACGTTATCATATAGCCTAAACAATTCCTCTTGAGGGAGTAAAGTATATATTTTACTATTGTCAAATGATGTTGTATAGATAGTACCATTAGATATTCCGAGGTCTTCTTTTTTAAAGTTATCTATAACATATACTGTATTAGAGTCACTTCTTTTAAAACATAGTTGAATCTCTTTTACCCTTTTGTCACCAGAATTAAATCCAACGTTTGCAACGTTGTTAATGTTTAACATTCCAGAATTAGAGTATTCAATAATATCTATTCCAAATGATTGAGGTATAAAAGCAGCATCACTAAAGGGAGATAATGCGCTATACTCTCCATCAAGATACCTCCATCTGTATGCAAAAGTTATAAACTTATCTTCAAGATAGTTTCCTTTTTTTGTTATAGTTGACGTTGCAACTGTTGGAGCTGATAATGGCGGCTTTACAATTACAGATATATCATCCTCTTCAAGTCTATCAACACCTGATAATGGTGTTAAGTAGCTTCTTTTTGTGTTTATTTTTCTTGGAGGATTGTAGTTGTCTGTAAAAAATAAAAGGTCTTCAACCATATCAATCGAGTTGATTAGGTGTTCCTCACTAAAGTTTAAAACAGATACACTAACCACATGCTCTATCAGGGTCTGCGTATTGGTATTGTATGATACTATCATGTCTACATTAGAGCTTGTAACAAACCAATAAATAGTTTCTCTAGCCCCGTCCTCATAAGCTCCTATACACTTGGCATTTAAAAGAGGCTCTCCGTTATATTCAAGAGAAACCAAGAGCTCGTTACCTTTTGTGTTCTCAACAGCTCCAATCTCTGTGTCCTCTGTAGAGCCAGCCCTAACGTTAAGAGCGTCAATGTATTCACCCTGAGGCAATACACGCTCATCAACGGACTTGTTCATGATGCCCTTTAGAAATGTAGTTTTTGTAATCATATTACTTTATCCACTTGTTTTGACCCCTAAGATTCATAAGTAACCTGCCAGGGTGAAGGTTGCTGATTCGTAACTTTGCGTTTCTATACATAGCCGTCTTCTCCTTCTGCGCTCTTCTTACAATATATTCCTGAACGCCAAGCTTAGTGCTGAGTATCATGTATTTTATGTATGCGTATATAAACTCCTCAGCTAATTTATTCACAACAACATCCGCATCATTACCTTTCTCAAGACCATCAGATATATACTCTATAACAACTTCTTTGCCTGACATTTCAGAGCTGAAATTAATAACGCCTGAGCGATTATCTATCCTGAATGTAGGGTTGATGTTAGCCGTCTCTGTATTAAGGCCGTAGCGAGCTCCTATTACTCTTTCAAAGTACCATCTGTCGCCATCACGATAACCCTCCTGTCCGTTCATGACGCTTTGACCAAGGTATATGCTTCTTTCAAGCCCCTTAATTCTATCATAATCAACCTGAGACATTCCCTCAAGTATACCGCCGTCCTCATCAAACAAAACCTTAGCCTCGTGGTCTTGTAAATAACTTCTTGAATAGTTTGTCTGAACATTTTCCACAAGAGGTCTTAGCTCTCCGTTTTCATAAAGTGATATTCTAACATAGTTTACATAATCACTTGGAAGCACAAGCCTAATCTGGTCATCAAGAGATTGCTGAAGAACTTTTACCTCACGCATAGCATCATAGTTGAGCTCCTGAATACCCCTCTTTGCATGAAACAAAACCTTATACCTATCTATATTATTGATTAGCTCATGGTTACCAACATACATAAGCATAAAGTTATTTACGATGTCTGCAAGAGTAATGTACTGATATGAACCCCAGTTCTCATCACCTTGTCCTAAGCCATCGTTTTCATAATATTTGTAGTCAGATATATAAGCCATCTTATTGTTCTTGTTGTTGTTCTTTTAATTCTTCATTGCTTCCAAAGCTAACAAGGTCTCCTTCTCTAATTGATACCCCTGCATACTGTAATATCTTCATTACAATAGAAGGCTCATCAGATTTAGGTAATTCAAAATCCTTATAGTCAACAGCTGTACCATCAAACACAGGCTCACCACCTGTTATTTCCACCCAAGTCCACTTAGGGTCTTCAGGGTATCTAATATACTGAGCGCTAACATCAGTAGCTCCTGTAATGGTATCGGGGTATACGCTAATAATATTACCGTTTAAAACATACGCTGGATATGTTGTGTTTGGTGCTGTAAGCATAGAGTTTGTAAGCATAATA